GTCGGCCAGCCATGTCAGGCCCTGACCGGCAGGGCGCATTTCCAGCAGCGACACCCGCGCGGGGCCTTCTTTCGGGATCACCGCGCCGCACAGGCAGACGGCGCTGCCGTCGGCGGAAAACTTGATGCCGTAGGCGGTCTTGCCTTCGGGCTTTTCGTCCTCGCTGGCGCAGGCTTCCCATGCGGTGCGGTCGATGGCATAGTCCAGATGCTCCGTGATTTCAGGGCTCCACCAGCCCAGCCGCTCCCGCGCAAAGGTGTCCGGGTCCAGCTGTTCGGCTTCGCCCTCAATGGTGGAAAGCTGGATGCGCCGCCCCAATGCCGGGTTTGTGGCTGCCCAGCGTGCCGGGTCCTTCACGTCGCCGATCTCCGGCACCGAGAACTCGAACCATGCGGCCTTTTTCGCTTCGCCGTCCAGTGCACGTTTGCGCAGGGCGCGGAACACGGTGCCCACGGCGTCGGGGCCGGGCGGCGTGCCCACGTAGATGGTCTGCGGGTTCAGGCTGGCGGAAATGGCGGGCAAAAAAGACCCCTGCGCGGTCTCGTCCAGCTCCTGCGCCTCGTCGAAGATCAGCAGGTCGCCGTGCTGGCCGCGTCCGCCGTTGCGGGTGCGGGCCAGAAACTTGATGCGGGCACCGCTTTTCAGGATGATCTGCTCCCGGCCCAACGCCGTTTTGATCTCGGCCACATGACGGCGCAGCTTTGGGCTTTCAAAAAAGGCCCGCATTTCCTCAAAGGTCTCGGTGGCGGTCTTCTGCAGGTGGGCGGTGTAAATGACCGTCTCATTGAACAGCAGCATCCCAGCCTCGGAACGTCCCTGCACCAGCAGGCTCTTGCCGTTCTGGCGGGGGACACTGCCGCCTGCCGTAGGCGCTGCCCATTTGCCGGAGACGGTGCGGCTCATCCAGTCGTCCAAAATGTCGCTCTGCCACGGATCCAGCACCGTGCCGCCTGCCCGCAGGATGCGCACAGCGTCCTGCCCGTCAGTCGCCGGATACTCCGGTGCGATACGTGCGGACGGCTCCTGACTTCCCATCATGCTCTCGCTGCGCGAGGATCGCGCCGATCTCGTCCGTGTCATCCTTTGCTCCTTCAATCTCTTCAATTTCCCGGATGGTTTCCCGGTATTGTTTGGTCAGCTGCGGCAGGGCCCGGCAGTCCTCGCAGGCATCAATGCCCGAAGCCAGCACCTTGGCCAGCTGTTTGAGCTGCTCCAGCCGGGTGCCCCTGGCCGTGATACTTTTCATGGTCGCCATAGGCCAGAAACACCCCCTTCAAATTTTCCCTGTGTGTAAATCGGCGCTGACGGCACTGGGGGTCGCCGAGGGCGAGGGAGGGGTACCCTCCCCACCCTCACCAGCTGCCGTCTGAAACGTGCGGAATCCGCACGATTTTAGCCTGTTTTGGGCCGTTTTCGGCGGTTTTGTTGCCTTTCTGTGCATTGCAGAACCAATGTGCAGCCTGTAGATTCGACCAATCTTCCGCAGCGGCCCGCGCGGACGGGTAGCCGAACTGTCTCCACTTGGACACAGGCTTGATCTCGTCCACCACAAAGGACAAAGGATGCTGTGCATCAGAAGGCTCATCGTAATGGATTGGCCCGAAACGTCCGTGACAGATGCCGCACTCGCAGCCCATTGCACGCAGCCGCGCACGGTGCTTGCGCCGCAGCTGGCCGTTGGCATAGCGCGGATTGCCCATGCTGCACACCTCCTTCTGATGGGGAAAAGCCCGCACACATCAGTGCAGACCGGATGCTCCCTGCGCCTTTCCGGCACACCCCGGGGCTTTTTTCAGGGGCGGGGTATCTGCAGGAGGGGCAGGGTATAAAAAGCCCCCGGGGTGTTTTGCAGGCCCGGGGTATCAAAAAAGCCGCCCGGATGATCCGAACGGCAGGATATAACAAAGAAACCCGGCTGATGCATTCAGGCTGTTGGTCGGGAAAGGTGATCCTCTGTGTCAGCCGGGCAGCACAAAGCCCGCATGGATGAAGGGAGTAAGTCTTTCCTGCGGGCTTCGGCATTTTAAATTTTAGCAGGGGTTGACAGTATTATCAAGTCCGGTTCGCTCCGGTTCAGTCCGGACTTTTGATCTCCAGTCTTTTGATGGCCGCGCTGTGGCGCTGGAACATCTGGCTGCGGGAACTGCGGATGTTGATCGCGATGTCCGGCCAGTCTTCCAGCAGGATATACCGCCGGAACAGGATCATGAAATCCACCTCATCGTCCAGCTGGCGGAACACCTCCATGATCTCGGCCCGGATGGCGTCGCACACGGCAGACTGTGCCTCAGCGGCCCGGCGGGCCTCGTCGATGCGTTCCACACTGCGGGGCAGAGCCTGTCCGTCGCCGTTGCCGCCCGGCACGGGGGAAAAGCGCTGGGTGGTGTGGGTGGCGTCGGTCTGCAGCGTGGCCAGCTCGTCCAGTTTGAGCAGCTCGAACCGCTTGGCTGTCCGGTACCGCCAGAGCCATGCCTTTTTCTCTTCGTAGGTCAAATTGATTGCTCCTTTCTATGGAGGGTATGGAGGATAGGAAGCTATTTCTGAAAACTCCCTAGATGTAACAAAAAATATACAGTAAAAAGTCTGGGAAACGCCCTTCCTGCTTCCATACCCTCCATACGCTCAGTTTTTCAGGCGGGTCTGTTCATAGAGAGGACGGCTTCTGGCTGGTGCAACAGATGGCTCGGTGCCGCGGCCAAGCGCCATACAGCGCATTCCTTCGTCCGAGAGGGCCATGTCTACATATTCGTTGTAGTACATGCCCTTGCGGATCTCGTAGTGCTTCTTCACCTCCATGCCGAACTGCTTGTTGGCCATGCGCCATTTTTCGTTGTTCTCGCTGCACCAGTTCAGGTAGGTGCGGAACAGCACGCTGGCCTGCACGGTGCTGCCCTCGGCGGGCTCGGTGCAGTCGGCCAGGAAGGCCGCGATGCGGTCCTGATCCTGCTTGTAGGCATTCACGGCGCTGTCCACGGCGGCACAGGCGGGCAGGCCGTGCCGTCTGCCGCCCTGACTGTTGGCCAGCCATTTTTGCAGGCCGTCCAGCGCCCAGTTGAGGATGCCGGGCAGCTCAGCTTCCAGCTTCTGGGGCAGCAGGATGTCCTGCTTTTCTTCCGGGATGCTCTGGGTGAAGGGCACCAGCCGGATGCGCCGCCAGATGCCTACATCGGTGCCGTGGATCTTGGGCAGGTGGTTGGTGGCTTCCACCAGTTTGAACTCCGGCCGGAACTCAAATTCCTTGCCATACTGGAAGCGGGCGGTGATGGTGTTGCCGCCGGTCATCTGCTTCACAAGGCCTTCGTCCAGCGTTGCGCCCTGATCGCCCTCTTCCAGTGTGACGAAGCGGGCACCTTTCAGGCGGGCCACATCGCTGCGTGCCGCGCCGGAGGAGCGGCTGCGGGTACTGGCGATGGTATCGGCCTGGGCGTTCATGCAGTAGTCGCCCAGCATTTTTGCCAGCGTTTCGAGGAAGGTACTTTTGCCGTTGGCGCCGTCGCCGTACAGGAAAAACATGCACTGCTCCCGGGTGGAGCCGCACAGGCAGTAGCCCACCATCACCTGCAGGTACTCCGCCAGCTGGGCGTCCCCGCCGGTGACGGACTGGATGAAGGCCTCCCACACGGGGGCTTTGGCGGCCGGGTCGTAATCCACCTGCGCCATGCGGGTGATGTAGCGGGCCCGGTCGTGGGGCACAAGCTCCCGGCGGGCAAGGTTCAGGATGCCGTTGCGCAGGTTCAGCAGGCCTTTGTTTTTGTCGAACTGCTCCGGCAGCATGGGGATGCCGGGCAGGTGCTGGGCTTCTTTCAGGAAGGCTTCCTTGCTGCGGCTGGAACGGCTCTTCTGCACATGGCGGCGCAGTGCCCCGGCGGTGTTGATATCCCGGATGCCGAAGCAGGCCTTGTCCATCTGGTCCAGCATCTCATCTGCAAGGCCCTTGATGGTGGCAAGGTCGTCCCGCTTCCAGCGGGCGCCGTCCCACACCATCCAGCATTTGTCGGTGGGGTTGTACCGCACCCGGTCGGCGTACCGGTCGCGGAAGCGGCGGGCGTTGCCGGTGTCGTCCAGCGAGTAGGTCCTGACGCCGGGGGCGGGTGCGGCGGCGGGCGACTGCGCACCGTACTTGACGTTCAGGGCGCGGAGGGCTTCGTCCTGATCGGCAAAGGGCGTTTTGTCCGGCTCCGGCGAGGGAGTGTACACCTCCTGACAGTCACTGACGGCCCGTTCCAGCGTCCAGCGGCCATAGGTCTTGGCACCGCGCCGTTCATCCCACTTGGGGCGCATGAGGCCGGAAGTGCGGAACACATGATCCATGCGCTCCACATCGGCACCCAACCAGAAGGCCAGCAGGTTGCAGAAGCTGAGGTCGGCTTCGCTGTGGCTGG